AAAAGCTCAAGCAGATGGGAATCAACGTCCGCAAGGGCTTTGTCTACATCGATGAGCACTGCACGGAGAACGTCTTCAAGATCATCGAGGAGACCGTCCTGAAGGCCAAGACGCTCCTGGGGACCAAGGACGTGCCTGTCCTGGTGATCTGGGACTCGGTCGCTGCGACGTCTCCCAAGGCCGAGCTCGAGGGTGAGTACGACAAGGACACCATCGGGTTGCAGGCTCGTACCATCAGCAAGGGCATGCGCAAGATCACGGGTGTCATCGGCCAGAACAACGTCACCCTGCTGTGCCTCAACCAGCTGAAGACGGCGATCGGTGTCACCTACGGCGACCCTGACGTCAGCCCCGGTGGCAAGGCCATCCCGTACCACGCGACGATCCGGCTCCGCCTGACGTCGGGCACCCAGGTCAAGGACGCCAAGGGCAACGTCATCGGCATCCACGTCATCATGACGATCAAGAAGAACAAGGTGGCACCGCCCTTCCGCAAGCGTGAGTTCGACATCATCTTCGGCAAGGGCATCGTCGAGAACGACTACATCTTCGACACGGTCAGGTCACACTGTGCTAGTAGCAAGGTTCTGATCGACCACACCGACACGGCGGGCAACAAGCTGGCCCTCAATGCCAGCATCTCAGGCACCGGTGGCTGGAAGCAGCTGGACGTGACCAACGACGCCACGGGTGAGGTCCTGGTCGAGAAGAAGTTCTACAAGAGCGACTTCGCTGCCATCATGAATGACCCGCTGTACAAGCCTTTCGTCGACAAGATCGTCGAGGCCGCCTACACCGTGATCTCAGGTGAGGTCGCCGCCGGCGAGGGCGAGACGCCGGCATCTGACGATGACGATGTCGGGGAGGCCGCATGAGCGACATCACCGTCCTCCTGAAGAAGCTGCGGGAAGGCGTCCCCGACCCGGTCTACGGGACAGCAGGCGCTGCCGGCTGCGACATCCACGCCGACGAGGACCTGTGGCTGCCTGTCGGTGAAAACCGCCTGGTGTCGACGGGCCTCTGCATGCAGATCCCTGACGGCTACGAGTGCCAGATCCGGCCGCGGTCGGGCCTGGCCCTCAAGGAAGGTGTCATCGTCTTCAACTCACCCAGCACCATCGACAGCGACTACCGGGGTGAGCTGAAGATCCTGCTGACGCACCACGGCGTTCCGGGCCACGACAAACCGTTCCACGTAACACGTGGCATGAGGATCGCTCAGCTGGTCTTCGCCCCGGTCACACGGGCCACGTTCAAGACTGTCGACGAACTCGACGCCTCGGCACGTGGCATGGGTGGCTGGGGCTCGACAGGGACACAGGCCATCAGTCGATCCTGATACACGAAGACAGCACCGGGTACTGTCATCTTGCGTCAGCCTCACGCTGACGCCGGAGGGTCAATGTTGAGAGCTGCCAAGACGCTGATCGACTTGTGCACGGAGCGATTTCCGTCGCCCAGGTCGAGCCAACACCACAACCTCGTCGTCAAGGAAGACCGCATGGTCCTCACCTTGATGCAAGGTGACACCTACCAGTCGTTCAACCTGGACGACAATGATCTCGACAAGGACCCGCACCAGCTTGTCGCCGAGCTCGAAGCCTTGCTAGCGGCTATCGCCGCTGAGCCGCCGCCCGACGCGCCCGTTGTCGAAGTACCGGCCCGACCCATCCCCGACGACATTGCCTAGCGTTTGGTGACTGCCCCTCGCAGGTCATCATCGGCTTTCTTTGGCTGACGCCGCACGAGACCTGCCTCAGGTTTTGTCACGCTACCGCTCGCGATCGCTCGCTTCTTGGTCGGCAGCTCGTCGCTGTGTGCTGGCCGGCGAGGGAGAGCCGCCGTCTTCTTACCGGTGACGGCATCGCCAGAGTCAGCCTTCGGCGACGGCCCGTCTTTCTTGTAGTGTGTGTTCCACACATCTTCAGTGAAACCATAGTCGAGCAGGACCAACCTTCCATCGGGCGTCTTGCCCCACTGGCCCACAGGGTTGGCGTGAGCCTCTCCCGTGAAATCGCCGGCGATCAACTTGTTGTTGTCGATCATGGAGATGACGTTCCGGACGAGCGGTCCTGAATCAGGACCGTCATCCTTGTGGTTCACCTGCCACGAGAACGTGTTCCAGTCGACCCCCGCTAGCTGCTCGAACTCGTCCTTGCTGCTCAACGGCTTGACGAGGTCAGCAATAAGCCATCGGTTCTGGTCGTCGGTCGAGTAGATCTTGGCGACGATGGGCTTGGACTTCGGGTTGGTTTAGACGTCGAGCTCGGCCTCGTTCTGGCCCACGCCCTTCTTGTTGAGGGCGATCTTCAGGACGTACTTGCCGCTGAACAAGAACGCAACACGTGAGGATCCCTCGCCGATGTTCTCTAGGAACTCTCCAGCGTAGATCTTCATCATGTCGATGCTGTCAAGTGACTTGAACTTCTTGAGATCGAAGTGACCGCCCAAGCGCCCGCTCGACACCTTCTTTGACCTGATCTTCTCGATGACGAGTGAGAGGTACTCTCTCAATAGCCTGTCGCTCATTGCAGTAAGTAGGCGCGTGTACTGGGACAGCCGGCCGGTGTAGTTTTAGAGGCATGTCAGATCAACGACCGGTCATCATCGTCGATGCGATGAACCTCTTCATCCGCAGCTACTGCGCCTACCCGACCATGTCGGCCCACGGTTACCAGATGGGAGGGTGCATCGGCTTTCTGAAGACCCTGCGAAGGATCGTCTACGAGGTCCAACCCAGCGCGGTCTACGTGTGCTGGGAAGGCGGGGGCAGCAGTAAACGCCGCGGCCTGCTGGCCGAGTACAAGCTGCACCGGGCTCCTGGCAGGTTGAACCGCTTCTACGAGGACGACATCCCGGACTCCGAGGAGAACCGCCAGCACCAGGTCGAATCGCTGCTTCACATGACGCGGTGTGCGCCTATCTGCCAGCTCTATGCCTCCGACTGTGAGGGCGATGACCTGGTCGCCTACCTATGCTGCGGCCCGATGCGGAACGTGGACAAGGTCGTCGTCACCTCTGACAAGGACCTCTACCAGCTCCTCGACGACCGGACGAGGATCTACGGCCTCCACAAGAAGACCTACCTCACCAAGGAGACGGTGATGGAAGAGTTCCGCGTCCAGGCGAAGCACTTCGCCCTGGCCAAGGCCCTGTGTGGTGACCCGGGCGACAACATCCCTGGCATCAAGGGAGTCGGCTTCCGTACCGTCTCGCGTCTGTTCCCGATCCTTGGGACAGAAGAGGACGTCCTCCTACAGGACATGCTGAACTACGCACAGACGCATGTCAACGAGTCACGGATCTACAAACGCATCTTGGAGCACCAGGACGAGGTCAAGCGCAACTGGCGCCTCGTGTACCTCGACGGCTCGATGGTGCCAGCCCAGCAACGCCAGGCGGTCGAGCAACGTGTCAAGGACTTCGTCCCGTCGATGGACCGAGTGAAGATGATCAAGTTCCTGGTGAAGGAAGGGATCAACGACTTCGATGTTGAGGACTTTTTTTACGCGTTTCGTGGCATCGAAGGGCTGCAGGTGACGACGGATGGGGCCTAAGCTGACCTAGAACGTCACCTCCTCGTATGCTGACAGAAAACAGTGGCCTAGGCCGGGCCTAAGATAGGGAACCACATGACTGAAACGACAGCCCCGCGACCGCCCAACGCAACCTTCGGCCAGTACGGCAAGAACTTCCAAGAGAAGATCGTCCAGGCCCTGTTGTCAGACAGGGTGTGGGCCGAGCAGATGGTAGAGGTCTTCGATGTCAATTACCTGGAGCCCAAGTACCTGACGTTCCTGGCCGACAGGTACTTCAAACACGCCAAGCAGTACAAGCACTTCCCGACCCTGCAGCTGCTGGTGACCATCATCCGCGATGAGCTGAAGATCGGCACTGATGCCATCCTGCGTGAGCAGATCGTCGACTACCTGACCCGGATGAGGTCGAACCCGGACCCGGGCGACCTGCAGTACGTCAAGGACAAGTCGCTCGACTTCTGTCGTCGCCAGGCCCTGAAGACGGCCCTGACGCAGGCCGTCGACATGATGGAGGGCGAGAAATACGAGCAGATCGTCGACACCATCAAGAAGGCTGTCGTCGTCGGTACCACACCGGCGATGGGCCTCGACTTCTTCGAGGACATGGAGAGCCGCTTCACCCGGTTGCAACGCAATGCCGTGGCGACGGGCCTGGAAGAGCTCGACAGGAAAGACGTCATGAACGGTGGCCTGGGCGCCGGCGAGATCGGCGTCATCGTCGCCGCCACCGGCGTCGGCAAGAGCCACATGCTGACGATGCTGGGCGCCAACGCCCTGCGAACAGGCGTCGACGTGCTCCACTACACGATGGAGCTGACGGAGGCCGCTGTCGGCTTGCGCTACGACTCGAACCTGGTCGACATCGATTCCAACACCGTCATCGACAGCAAGGAACAGGTGAAGGCCTTCTACAAGAGCCAGAAGCTGGGTCGCCTCATCATCAAGGAGTTTCCGACCAACACGGCCACCATCTACACCCTGCGGGCCCACATCGAGCGTCTGGACGTCAAGGGCTTCAGGCCGGGGGTCATCATCATCGACTACGCGGATATCATGCGGTCAACGCGCCAGTACGACTCGTTGCGCCATGAGCTGAAGCTGATCTACGAAGAACTGCGTGCCTTCGCGATGGAGAAAAAGATCCCGATCTGGACGGCCTCGCAGTCCAACAAGGAGGGCTCCAATGCCGACGTCGTCGACCTCGGCAACATGTCGGAGGCATACGGCAAGGCCATGGTCGCTGACGTCGTCCTCAGCATCTCACGCAAGGCACACGAGAAGTCGTCCGGCTTCGGGCGGATCTACGTGGCCAAGAACCGTGCCGGCCGCGACGGCCTGGTGTACCCGGCCCGTATCGACACGGCCCGCAGCAAGTTCGCCATCGTCGGCCAGGCCGGTGCCGTGGAAGAGGCCGCGCGCGATGACGAGAACGAGATGAAGAAGGCCTTGCGCAACAAGTGGCGCGAGATCAAGGATGATCCTTCCTTTCAGAGCGCGGCTGCGCCATCCGCCGAACCTGCGACCCAGCCCGGATAGATATCCATCGCGCTTGATGCCTCGAGTCGTGACGCCAGACGGTTTTACAGCCCGGTAGCCGGGAGAGAGTGACTGATGCGGTCGTACACCTA